TCATACGCTGTTGACTCCTTCCCTGTATGCCGCCTCAAGGTCGCCGGTGCTCACGGCGCTTTTTAGCTCGGCTTTCATATCCTGCACAACACTTGCGTTCTCGTTGACTTCGAGCATTCTGCCGGTCTGTAACCACGCAGCAAGATTATTTTCAATTTCCTGCTGCAATCCATCGCGCTGCTTAACGTGAAAGACATACTCGTCATATTCGTACAGCGATGCAGCGTTTTCATCATCTGTTGGGGTAATGTCTTTGATGTTTTCATGCAGTCTGACCTCGACATAACCCGGCATAGGCCAGTAGCTTTCAACCGTCACAGTTGTCGGAAAGCCATTTCCTTGCACTCTCATTGTGTTACCTCCCTTACTGCGGTATGTAGATTAGGCGCGAGCCAGCCCTGCCATCGCCGTAGCCGCTGCCTTCGTCTTGGCTTTGGAATACTGCGAAGAATAGGCCGGCCTTGCCAGACGAATCATCATAAGCTCCGCCGTGTGCATATAGCAGTTCGCCAGAGTTCTTGCTCGGCGTTACAGTATCGCAATAGTAGGTTGACTTGCTGCCATTTGTGTATGTTGTAGGTAGCATTATATGCGGATACCTCGTATCCAGCCCTACACGAGTAATGTAGTATGGCCCACTATAATCTGCTGGGATGGAGTAGCTTAGCTGTACGAAATTGCTATACGACTTCCCATAATTAGCAGGGTTGTTGTCTACATAGTATTTGCCGGCCACATAAAGGCAACCATCGATCCATGCGCGAACATTACCCCAAACGTCTTCTATACCTCGCCATACGACTTGGCCATAGGTGTTTAAACACCCCGTAAGATTTGGTACATCATCGCTGCCACCAAAACTCGTTTTCGAGTCAAAGTTTGATGCTGCATAGCCTGCCCCTATCGCACTCTGCACATCGTTTGTGGCAAACTCGACCAAGATGAGCATTTGTATTGCTGATAGCGTCGATAGGTCTAACAAGCCCCAACCTGCGCCTTTTTTCTGAGCATTAGCGCGTGTTACACTTGGATAACTGGATGACGGGGTAACGGAAGCTGACGCTGACATGTACGCCCCCACATAGATACTATCTTTTTCAATTCCTGCATGGTAAAACGCCGGGTGAATTGCGAAGCCGTCAAGTTCGCGGTCAGCGATCTTTATATATTCGACGTTACCCTCGCGGTATCGGCGATACCAAAAGCGTGGAATTTTAACCATCACATCCTTGGCTGTATTATTGAATACTTCACGCTGAATGCCACTCCACGGCATGCAACTGTCAAAACTGCTTGAGCCAGCTACCGTACCAACTGACGCGGTCGCGGTAAAGCCCACGGCATCGTCTGTGCGTGACCACGTCGGCGACGATTTAGTAATATCTCGACTAATGCCGTATATTTTCGCGACAAACACTTCGACGGTTTCGACCTGTCCATCGGCCGTGATATTAACGCTCGCCGTCTTTGAGCGACTCCCAAGGATTGTAGTTATAGTCCACGTTCCCTTGCTTTTAACTATGAACGTAACGTTCCCTGACGTATCCGGCGCGGTTAGTGTTTTGCTGCCGTTTGAACAGGTGCAGGTTGCTCCGGCGTTATAGGTTACTTGAATTATCGCAGCAAAGGATGAACCGCCTCCGCATCGGTTTATTAAAGGCATTACAAATCCCTCCTGATTATTAATGTCACCGGAATATCCGTTGTCGGAACGTCACCCAGCGCGACGAGCTGGATGCTGCCTGCCGCCTGTGTGCCGCCGACGATCATAGCGCCCGACAGCGCCTCCATCTGCGCTTGTGTTATCCCGTTGTTTTCTCGCGGCAGAAGCTCGACCGCCGATGTCGCCGTAATGTTCGCGTTGCTGACGGTGTATTTCTTTGCCGTACTCCAACTCGACGCATACAGCGTTAAATTCACTTTCGACGATCGCCCGGCGGAATACACCTCCCACGTATACCCCGTAGCCGCCGCCGCTGTGCAGTGATAAACAAGCTTTGCCGCCGTGTCGATGTACTCCTGGCCGACAACACCGACGGTCGATGTCGTCGGCGGCGCGGTGCCGATGATGGGGACGGGCGCTTTTTTGCCGAGTTCGATGCGGATATCGTTATGCGCGTTTGTGCTTGTGTTGTGTGCGCTTACCGCCGTTTCTGCTGCGCCTTTTTCTTCGTAGGTGTCTGATAAATCCGGCAGCAGACTGTCTGATAGTTTGCCGTCTTCGCCGACAACAGGCCGCTTTTTCAATTCCTTGTCGATGATATCGGCATTGCCGTTTAAATCGGCAATATTGATGAAATCACTGTCAGCCGGTTTTTTCAGATTGTAATTGGTGGTATATGTAGCCATCAGGCAGATACCTCCTCTTTAAGATTTTGCCATGTCTTGGTTTTCACGCTGCCCCAGGTCTTTGTTTTCGCGCTGCCCCATGTGTTATAAAGCAGGCTGACGGAAAAGGTCATGTTATACGGCAGCATGCGTTCAAGCGTCTCGCGTATCACGTTTTCCTGCTTCTTTACGCCCAGCGCGACTTTTACATCAACGTTGAATTTTGAAGTTGTGATAGTAAGCACATAGCCGCCCTTACCGCACAGCGTTTCAAGCCAGTTTTTCAGGCTGCGCCGCGTGTAGGGCACGTTTTCGGTGTACAGGCTTTGCAACCTGAAACGCCTGTCATCGAGCGTATCGGACGCATACGGTGATATGCCCAGCATGCTCTCTCGCCGCGCTATGCCGTCTTCGGTAGCTGTTTGTATAAACTGATCGTTCATGCAGGCTTCGGCGGCATCCCACAGGGCTTGTATCTCCGGCGTTTCCGTATCCATGACGGCGCGGATTTCCGCAACGTCCTTCAAAACGCCGGGTAAATACTCTTTCAGATCGATAGTGCGTAGATTATTAAAGTTGCGCATTGCTGAAAAGCCCCCTGACTGCTACAGCGTCCTTATCCAGCGTTAAGTTACTGGTTTGATTGTTTATCTTCGTGCCGGTGATATCCACGATGCCGGGAACGGCAAGCAGCCGCGCTTCTATCTGCGCTATGCGGACTATCAGGTTGCTTTCCCGCGCCCATGTAGCATTAAGCTCTGAATAGTATTTATCCAGCGTCGCTTCAATGTAAGGTTCACATTCGGATAAATTCCAGCCGCTTTGGAATGTCAGCGTGGTAAAGATGTTTATCATCGTCCCCGTTGCGCCGACAACGGTGACTTCATGATCGATGGGCGCAAGCCCCATGCCGTCGCCGCTGTTCTGCGTGGGATCTATAGTCGTCTGCACGGTGCTTACAAGCGCCGTAGACGGCGGCTGATAGTTGCTGTCGGTGATAACAAGCTTCACTGTCCCCGCGCCGTTCCACGCCCTGTAAGGCTTACAGCCGCCCACGCCGGGCAGCGCTTCGGTAACGTCAATGTACTGGCTTCGGTTAAAGCCGTATGCCTGATTGCTGAAGCTATTCAGATATCGTGTGCGCAGTGCGTCGGTGCTTTCCTCATCCTCGCCGTTTATGCTGATGCTTGTCAGCGCCGCCGCCGTCAGGCCGTCGATATAGTCAATGGGTATCAGCTGGCCTAAATAGTTGTCGGGGTCTGCGCCTGCCGTCTCGCAGGTAAGATAGAATTTGTTATCTTCAATCTTTTCGGTAACAGCCCAGTTGTATTTATCGCAGCTGAAACGCGCTCCGATGGGCACGTTCATATTGAACACGCCCACGCCGACCGCGTATGTTGCAGGAAGCGGCGCTATTCCGCGTTCCGCACAGCGCTTTATAAGGTATTCGCGGCTTGCGGTATCGGCAAACGTTTCGTTTAGAACGCTGTCTAACGCGATATACAGCATTGCGCTTTCAAGCGAATTCGGCGCAAGAGCATCGTAGATTATAGACCCCTCGCGTTTGTCCAAATACGACGCGACGCGTGCAAGCTTTTCCTGCAATATCGCTTCATAGGTTTTATCTTCGTACATCCGTAGTCACCTCCGTTTCGCCAAAAACGCTATGCACGGTAAATATCACATGCACAGCGTTCTTTTTTGTTTCAAATTTAAAATTATCAACCGCCGTTATGCGGTCGTCCTGTAACAGCGCATCGCTTATTCGGCGCTTGATCTCCGATAGAACATATTCTTTCGGCTGGCCTATAAAGCCGTCAAGCTCCGCGCCGTAGTTCCATGAATAAATCAGGTGCGCAAAGCGTTCTGTACTCAGTACCAGATACACGGCCTGTTTTACCGCTTCAAGGCCGTCCACCTTGCCGCGTATTCTCCCGTTCTCGGCATCAAGCGCGTAGGTCAATGACGGCTGTGTTTCGTCTTCCAGTGTTAACAGTTCATCATCAACAACAGGTATCATGCCGGTGTCACCACCCTATCTAAAATAATGAATTTCTGTCCTCCGTCGGCACGCAGCAGTATGACGCGTTCGCCCGTTTTCAGGCCATAGTGCAGCTTGTATTTTTTCTTTTCGCCACCCTCCGGCGTGATATACACCGAATGATCGCGCACGGCGTTTGTAAGCATCAATTGCGCCGCCGTCAGCTCAAGCTTTTGATCTATCTGCACCTTAAGCGGCGATACGCTGTTTACAGTGCCCAGCACGAGCGCAAACGGCTTTGATGCTCTAACCGCATCCACTGCTGCGCGTTTTACGTCGTTCAGAAACGGTGCAAAATCAGCTGACAAATTGTCCACCTCTCAATTTCAAGTCCATTAGGTGCTGGCCGTTCGTGAAATTGTGCGTCACACTCTCAACCATAAGATAGCTTTGCACGTTGATATCGCCAAGCCCCAGCTTTACAATTACGCTTGAGCCGCCGCGCACACGGATATCACCAAGCGCGTTTGATACGGATAACGTGCGCGTCAGCGAATTATACAGTTTTAACAGCGCTTCGGCCTTTGCTGCGCCCGATGTGGATAATTCAACGCTATCGGTGTATTGCAGCAAGCCCCAGCGGTTTATATTTGCACTATCCTTTGCAATGAATACTTCGCGCTTGCCGCTGTCCTTATTTTCAAACGTTATCTTGATTTGATTGTACGTCTGATCGTCGATTGATGTGGTATACGAATAATCGCCGATAGTATCAGCGTCTATCAGCAAATCAAGCTTCATGCTTTCGATGTTCTTAAGCGTCAGCTTGCCAACATCGTCATACAGCACATACAGTTTTGTTTTTGCCTGTAGCGTTTCATCAAGCGCGTTTTGCACGATATCGAACAGCGTACTATTGTCTTCGGTGCGTGAGCCGATAACATATCCCGTATCTTCAAGCGTTCCGACTTTCAGGTTAAAGTCATCGGCTATCATGCGGATGACTTCGTTTGCCTTTTTATTGGAATAAACGTAGGTATCTTTATTCTTGAAGTATCGCAGCTGATCGTATGCGGTAACTTCAATCACATTTGGCGACGTACCCGAACGGCTTTTTTTAAATACAAAGCCATAGAACAGATCAACACCGTCAATTGTCAGCTTTACCGGGTTACCTTCGGCAAAGGATATCACATCGTCCTTTACAACGGAAAATGTCAGCTTGCCGGGCGTTCCCTTGCGTTCCCACGTAAGCTTTACGTCTTCGGCAACAATGGGATAATAGATGGTGCTGTCACGCTGTATCAAAATGTCAACTTTCATGGGATAGTCAACACCTGCCCTACGTAGATCAGATTAGGATTGCTGATCTTGTCCTTGTTGGCATTGTAAATTTTCATGTACTGTGCACCGTTGCCGTAATACTTCTTTGCGATAGTCCACAGGCAGTCACCGCTTTTTACGGTATAGGTTTTTGCGGTCGGCTTACCGGAAGTTTCACGCGGTGTTTCGGTTTTCAGCGTTGATTTGCTGCTGTTATCGGACTTCGTAACCGTTACTTTCTTCGTCGCATAGTCAATATACTGTTTCAGATTTATGCTTACAGTTACGTCAAAGCCGTCTGTAGCGTCCTCTGATACCGTGTAATCTTCAAGGCTTACTTTTATGTTCGTATCGTAAAGCTTGTCACCTGACGGCGATACGCGGCTTACGATGAAGCGAAACGGCTTCTTTTCCGTCATATAGCTTTCAAGGATGCCTAAGTAATAATCCGGCTGATGATATTCCGATGCGAAAGAATACTGCTCAAGCATCGGCAGCAGCATTTCAAAGCTGATTTCCGTTAAGCCGGGCGAACGAAGAAAATTAATATCTCCCTCGTTCACCAGCGTCAGCGTTTTATTGTTGCCTTTGATTTTAACGGACAGCTTCGACGGGGTAACAGGCAGCTGCATATCATCGAAAAAGAAACTATACATTATGCGTGTACCCCCTCTGCTGCGACGGTCAGGGCTTCGGCAAAGCCGTCAGTCAGGACGCGCAGAACACCGTCTAAATCCATATCCGATGATATTCTGTTCGTCATACCCGTCATGTCGATTTTAACCTCTGCCGTTGTGAAACGGTTGATTGCTTCCTGCTCGGCGAGATCGCGCAGATACTTCAAATCTTCGCTTGTGTTTTTCAGCGAAGATGCTGCACTGCCTGTATTCTCGGCAGTGGCTTCGGTGTTGCCCGCCGCCTGCCCTAATAAGCCTCCTATGCTATCGCCCAAGCCGGTTATTTTGTTTGAAATACCTTCGCCGAAATTATAGCCGGATTTATATGCATCGCTTGCCCAGCCTGAGCCAAAAGCGTCGAATGTGTTAAAGCCCGTTTTAAACGCATCTGCAACACTTTTGTACTCTTTCATGCTGCCTTTCGCTTCTGCTGCGTTTTTTGCGTAAGTGCTTGCTTTGCTTGTTAGTCCATCAACATCTATACTTACAAACGGCAATTTGTTTAGTGCACCAGCTATTTTACTGATAACATCCATAACAGTAGATAGCAAATCCCAAAATAGCACTTTTACACCGGCAATAGTATTGTTAAATGCCGCGCCGATGTTATACACACACGCAAGAAATGCACTTGCAATTCCCAGCGCAACATTAGCGGCCATTAAGCCAGCATTCTTTACAGCAGCTACAGCAACGTTTATTCCGCCGCATATAACGCCAATAGCAGAAATGGACGTACCTTTAACACGATTGATTATTCCGATTACAGCCGCTATCAGTGCAATCAACGCTATAATGCCGATGATAATAAGCGCTACCGGATTAAGCGCCAGCACAGCATTTAATACAGCCTGCGCAGCTGCCCATGCTTTTGTTGCCGTGGTAACTATAGCCGTCCACATCGCCGCACCCTTTGTCGCTATCAGCCATACGCCGACCGCAGCCGCGATGCCTAATACAATCGGAGCGATGATCGGCCAGTTATTAGCTACAAACTGCGCTATTGAGCTGATAAGTTTGAATATAGGCGTTAAAACGCGCAATATAACATTCGATGCAACCGTCCATATCTGCGACCATGTATACGGCATTTTACTGAATTTTTTATCTATTTCGTTCGCGCTTGCAAGCATCGCTTTTTTTACAACATCGGCGCTTATTTGCCCATCTGCTGCCATGCTGCGGATTTTGCCTAACGGAACATTAAGATAGTCGGCTACAGTCTGAATTATCTGCGGTGCTTGTTCAAATACGCTGTTTAGTTCTTCGCCGCGTAAAACACCGGATGACATAGCCTGTGTTAACTGCAAAGTCGCTGCCTTTTGCCCCTCCGCTGATGTGTTGCTGATAACAAATAGTTTGTTAATGCTTTCCGAAAAACGCAGCAGTTCATCAGCATTGGCAAATGCGCCCTTTGCACCTACACCGGCGTTTGTGCCCATGTTGGTAACGAAATTGGCAGTATCCAAATATCCGGCGCGTGAACGGTTAGCAAGTGAATAGATCGCGTCATTCATCTGGCTTGCCGCCGCGTCGCTGCCGGTAAGCATCTTCATTCGGCCTTGCGCCTGTGTAAGATTATCGGATAATTCAACAGCTTTTTTTATAGCTGCGCCACCGCCGACAGCTGCCATGATTTTTCTGAATTTTGATGCTGTCTTACCGGCAGTATCACCAGCTCTTTCGGTTTTTTCTTCAATATCATCGATAGCAGCGCCCATTTTTGCCAGTTCGTCACGTGCAGCTTTCAGCGCCTTTGTATCAACAGGCTTGCGCGTTGCTTTCTGCATCTGCTCCATGCTGCTGATAACAAGGTTCATTGCCCTGTTTATGCTGCGTAGGGGCTTTGTCATAGCGTCTTGTATCGATAATACTGTTTTGATAGTGGCCATAATCGACCCCCTTTTTAACGGAAGCGCCGTAGCAGACCCCGTTTACTTCGGCGCTTATTTCTTCTTTATTTTGGCCGCTTCTTTTCTTTCCTGTTCGACCTTGCGGTCTATCGCCGCGATAACAAATGCCTGCTCCTGCGGCGATAGTTCAAGAAAAACATGCGGTGCCCAGCGGAATTTATGAAGGCAATAATAAGCATAGTTTGCTTCGGGGTCGCCCTCATCAATTAGTTTTTTGCTTCTTCAACAAGCTCCTCGCCAGTTTTAAAGCCGCACTGCTCTATTATCTTTACGGTGTAATCGTCAAACTCGGCAGGTGTAAGCATGGCGACGATAAGGTTGTCAGCACCGTTGACGTGGTACGACTGCTGCAATTCGCCGTCGTTCAGATTCGGAAACACTGTGCAGCGTGCGACCAGCTTTGCGGTATATGCCGCCTCGTCAAATTCCTGCGTGGTCTGTCCCTTGCGGCCGCCGCGAACGGGAACAGTGCGCATGCACGTTTTACGCAGTTCCGCGTTTTCCGCTGCCGTGATGCACTTTACTTCCCATTCAATAGCATCGCCGTTTTCGTCCACAAATCGGTCGGAAACGGCGTACTTTATGTTATCAATTTTCTTTGCGTTTTCAGCAAGAAACGCGGAAAGCGAATTAGCCATGTATTATCCTTTCTTTACTGCATGCCGTTAAGCAGGTTGAATTTTTCGGGCATCTCCCAATCGTCAAACGTGCCCTCGATATCCTCATCAAGCGTCTCGGCATCGGCATCAAATTTGGTAAGCGTACCGCCCTTGAAATAGCAGTTTTTCAAGATGATCGTCTGCCTGCCGTTAGAAGCTGTGGGATCTTCGTTGGTTACCTGGATATCAAAGCGCGGCAGTTTGCCGGTACGCTTGTATTCCAGCATCATTTCCCTAAAAACAGACTGGTTATACTGCGCATTGCCCGACCATGTACCCGTCCAGCCGGTGGGCTTGTTGCCCTTGCCGGACTTGCCGAGAATGGGAACCTCAACAAGATTTATCTCCGCGCTTGCTTCAAAGGATACGAAGTTTATCATTCGGTATCTGTTGCCGTCAGCAAGCGTAATAAATGCCTCAGCCTGTGCACCGGCTATCGCATCGAGCGCGTCCATATGAATACGATCCATAATTTATCCCCTTTCTTACATAATCACGATGGACATATAAAGCTGTTCCATCGCGTTGATGATGTTCAGGTCTTTGATCGTGCACAGAACGGAGCGTTTTGTCTCGCCCTGTTCCACAGTCACGCTATCAGGTTCAAAGTTTTCGATAGCACGGATATTCTCAAGCGCCTGATGCAGCTTGCAGATATCATTCCACAGCGAAATACGGCCTGCCGCGTCGTTTGCGACAACACCGAGATAGCGCGTGTTGAACAGCACCGCCGCATCGTTGGCTATCTGATCGCATACCCTGATAGTCTGATTGTTCTTGAAGATATCGCCCTTCGTTTCCGATGTGGTAGTGAGGGAGTTTATATCCTCCAGTACGCGAACATCGCCGTTTACGTTGTGCATAACAAAACGTCCGGCTTCGATATCCGCCGCAAGATCAGCCTGTGTCTTGTCAACGTCAATCGACAACTCGCCGTCGTATTTTTTGTTGGTATTGGATTTGTTCACAGCGCATCCGGCAGAAGCGCCGGTGACCCAGTAAACAAGTGCATACTGGCCGATGCCTGCAACGTTCGACGGGTAATCAGCCGCCTTGCTTGCAACTTCAATGACTCCCTCATAGTCGGCGATTTTCGCATTGGCAGACAGGTTGAAAATAACCGTCTGAAACTTTGCGCCGACTTCATCGCGCATACGCTTTGTGTAATTCATGTACAGCTTTGCAGTGGTAGTGTCATCGGTAGGACAACCGAGCGTGTTAAAGCTGTAGCTTTCAAACTTATCAAGCGCCGCCTGATGCGCCGCTGCATTGGCAGTGCCGTTAGTGCCGCCGCTGAGTGCGGTTTTAGTCGTTACTTCAAGCGTTGCATTAGTTTTCCATGTAACAAAGTCGTTGTCTTTCAGCGCCGTTGCCGCCGCTACGGTCTGCGCATCGAGCAGCGTAGTATCGTAATACAGGCTTACATCGAACATACTTGTGCTATCGGCGTTTGCAGCAATAACGACATACAGCTTGTTACCGGCAGTGCCCGTGTATTTGGCCGTGCAGAACGTGTTAGCAGCCTTTGCGCCGCCGCCGTTAAGACGGTACGCATACAGCGTCTGTGCATTCATGAACAGCTCGCGCAGCGGCAGCATTTCAGCATCGTTGTAGTTGTGGCCGAACAGTTTCAGGCAGTTTTTCTGAAAATCAGCGCTTGTAACAGTGAAAACCTTACCATCAATGCCCCAATCCAGCATAAGCGGCATAGCCACATAGCCCCTGTCGGACAGTGCAGCCGACGCTTTCGCGGTGCTGGCGAAATTGATGTATGTACCCGGCAGTACCTTATTTTGAACAGTCCAGAGACCGCCACCAAGTGCCATATTAATTTACCTTGCCTTTCATATAGTTTTTAATAGCAGCATCGACGGCATCAATTGTATATTCGCCGTCGTCATCCAGCAGCGCACCGACAAGATCACGCCGCTTTGCGTAGCGTTTGGATGATAGAAGCTGCTGCTTTGTATAGGTTATCGGTGCGGCTTTTGCCGCCTTTTTATCCTTCATTTGCTTCACCCTGTTTGATTTTTAATTCATCCATTGTGGTATCGTAGTAAGGCGCATACACGAAGTGATTGTAAGATATGAAGAAATGCAATGCATCGTCCGTTATTTCCGACGACATATCCACGCCGCGCACCTTATCGCCGGACGGCAGCGCTATGACTTCAAGCACCTTGCACAGCTTATCCGAAACGCTGTAGCATTCTTCCCGGTTCGCTTTGGGGAAATAGATAATATCAAAGCGCGGCAGGTTTTTATGCCTCTGCATCGGGTGCGCCTGCGTTTGAAACGACACCATACGCACGATAAAAGCAGGAACATTAAGTCCCTGCTTCACTTCGTTTGATGTTATCATGCTATCCGGGAACGCCTTGCGCAGGGCAAGCGTTATGCCATCAAGTATAATGTTTGTGTTGATTTCAGCCATTCAGCACCTCGTGTAGTTTCTTGTTAATCATCCGTTGCAACACAGCCGGCGCTATCTGCTTTAGTCGTTCTTCGGAAATAGTCAGCATATACTTACCATCGACCCAGCCGCCGCTTTTTGTGCGGTGTCCGAATTCAACATAGGATGCATATTCGACTGGATTGATGATTTGAATTATGTAATAGCCGCCAACTTTACGCACCGGCAAGCTTGCGGCATATTCTTTGATCGGTTTCCCGTTCTTGCCCTTGCCGCTTGCTGCTTCAGCATGTGTTTTTGAAGTCCAACCGCGCCGCAGCGTACCACCCATTTTGCCGGATTTGGGCTTGACACGCACGGTATACTGTTCGCCTTTTTTGCGGTATTTGGTATCCTTTCGCGCTGTGCGGACTTTCAATACACTGTAATCGCCTACAACCGTTCGCGGGATGACCAATGCCAAAAGACGTGCCGCTAATTCCTTGCTGCACTTAATGCACAGTTCTTCAATATCGGCATCCGTCAGCTTTTCAAGCCTTTCGGCGTATTCTTTCAGCTGATCGAATTTGCAGCTTCCCCACTTAGCCATTATGCGTAATCCTCGAACGGTATCAGCATGATTTCCTGATGATATTGGTATATCGCCGGTTCGCCCGAACGTGCATATGCGTTGGTAACGCCGTTTTGCGTAACGACGATCTTAGCGCCTGCCGGTATATTCAGCGCACGATCAATGAACAGCTTCACCGACTGCTGAATTATCGGCGCACCGTTTGCGTCGCCCGTGCTTTGTATGCTTTCAAACGACAGGCGGCAAGGCTGCTTTTCAAGCTTCGGAACTTCTTTAGCTTCGTCCCTGCCTGTTTTGCTGTTTACGGTATATTCCTGCATATACACGTTGCAAACGCCGCGCCACAGACTTTGCAGTGCTGTTTTACGCGTAGCCATTTACCACACCAGCTTTCTATACGCGGCTATCACTTCCGCACTGGGATTTATCATTTTACTGATAACCGCATTAAACTGGTCTTCGGCTGATCCTGCATCAGATATCGCAAACGTGACCGATGTATCGCCTTCCGATACGCTTTTTACAGGCGCATCAAACGTATATGTATCGCCTAACGCGCCTGTAGCTTTCTTGTCGGCAAGGAACATACCAACGGCCATATCGACCCATACATATTCAAGTCCTTCGGGCACTTGCTTCTGATTTGTCTGCGCTATCAGATACGCTTCGGCGCGGCGTATGTTATACTCAAGCGCCGAATTATCATCATCCGTCACTTTATATCCAAACGCCGCTAAACGTTCCTTTGCGGTCGAAAGTATGTCCATGTCGCGCCTCCTTATGCGATGGTGTACCAGCCCTTAGTCTTCGGGTTATCACCGCTCGCGGGCGTGACTGCGACGTAACCCAGGCCGACTTTGGCGTAATAGGTAGTACCGCTGGTAACGGTGGTTTCCGTCGCTGCGGTTGCAGTGCCCTTGAAAATCTTAACATCCTTAGTCTCATCGGTAAGTGCTGCAATGTAGTACTTACGAGAATAGATGCTGTTTTCACGGGTATTGGGGTCGCGTTCGGTTTCGGTCTCCGTGCCCTTCTTGTTAAACAGCGTTACAGCTTCCTTAGTCGCCATGTAGATAGAACCGGCGGTTGCATCTTTCTTGGTGTAGATGTTTACACCGGCCACACTGCCGACATAGCCGTTTTTAGCGAATGCCTCAACATACTGCAAAGTATCCTTAAGCTCCTTGCGCAGCTCGGCCACGTCGGAGGGGCAGACAAACGCGAAAATAGTAACGTCTTCAAGGTTCTCAAGCGCAAGGATGGACTGTGCATCTGCAAAAGCGCCGAAATCAAACTTGCTGACAACAGCAACCTGTGTAGCCTTTGCAAACTCGCCGTAAATATCCTTGTTGACGGTGTTAAACATGTCAGTGCCCATGTGCTTAGCGCCAACGGGTACAAGCTGCGGATCGGTCATGGTCTGCTCGTCGTAGTATTTAAAACGGTTCTGCGCAAGCTGAATACGGTATTCATGCGGAGTATAGCTGACTTCGATGCTTTTGGTGTTGCCAGCGCCCATAGCCAGCTTTTCAGTACCGTCGGTTGCTTTGTAAACGTTGATTTTACGCAGCATGCCGGCAGAGCCTTCAAGTGTGTTATCTACAGTGCAGAACGACTGTAGATCAAGATGCGAATTGTACTGATCTTCGATTTCATTCGACAGATAAAAATTATCATAAATCTGATGTGCCATTAATTAGTTCCTCCATATAGTTTTTTGTATTCTTCGGGGTTTTTCTGCGAAAAGTTGAAGCGTTCGACCGGCGACAGCTTTCTAAAGCTTTCAAGCGTCATGCCGCCGTTAGGTTCGCCGCCCTTTTCGCCCGGCTTAAAGCCGTCAAATTTCTGCTGCTGCTTTTCGGTTTCAAACATAAACGCGCTATCGGGAGCGGTTGTAAGCTTCTTGAGCTGCTCGGCCAACCCTTTGACTGTGCCATCTTCATCAAGCTCTGCTTTATCAAGATCGAGCAACGCCTTTACCGCCTTAACGTTTTTTGCCTTTGCGGTCGCTACGGCCATATCAACGGCAGTATCGATTTTCAGGCGCTTTATCTCCGCTGCGTGGGCTTTCGCCGCGTCAGCGTTGTCCTGCTGTAGCTTGCTTATCTGATCTTTAAGTGCGGCCATGTCGCCGGTGGATGCTTTCAGCGTTTCAAGCTGCTTGTCGCGGTCTTTTACCGTGCCGTTAAGCTGTGTAACCGTCGCTTCAAGCTCCTTTACCTTACCGGCCTTTTCATTGAAGTCTGCACGCGATACAAAGTCCTTGCCGAGAGCCTGCGCCGCCGCATTGTCCATGTCGTCCGTGTAAGCGTCGCCTATGATGTCTTTTAACCATTGCAGTTTCATGTTTACGTCCTTTCTGCGCCGTTCCTTTTTATCGAGCCAGTCCTCGTATTCAGCGCCGCCCTGCTTGTTATCCGCCGGACAAGCGGTAAAATGGGTATGAAAAAAGCAGCCCGCAAATTAATGCTTGACTGCTTCGATCATTAAGTTGTTGGTTTTTGGCATGAAAAAAGCACCGTTTTTAACGATGCTTCATTGTTGTTTGTTTTACAGTATCATCAGATTGCGCACTGACTGCGGATCGGTAATGGTAAACTTCCATTCGTCTTCACTTATATCCGCTTCGTATATCCCGAACAAATCTACGGGGACAATAACGTTATCCTTGCCGCGGGGGAGTTTCAGCGACAAATCAAACGCTCTTATCTTGCGCATCATATCAAACGTTATGCCTGCGCTCATCTCAGGATCAGGACATAGCACGATAGACGAATGCGTTACCTTATAACTGATGCCGCTGCCGCCGACTGTTGAAACTCTCACGCTTTTTTCGTAAAATTCGACCTCCGGCGTTGCTGTTCCCATCATTATTCTGTCGTTGCCGATAATGGCGTACACATCACAGGACAGGCCGTTGATAGTTTTTATCAGCTCAGTTGTTCCCATGCTATTTCTCCTCCTTTTTCTCGTAGCCGATACCGTTGTTGCATTCGCTGAGCTTGCTCGGATCATGTTTAGATATCAAATCCATCGGTATTCCATCAGGGAACGCATCACAAGCTGCTTTCCAGCCGTCAATATTCTCTCGTTGATGAATGCATCTGTCACATGGATAATCAACGCAAATCATTTCCCACGCCTCCTTACATATTTATCGTACAGTTCTTTAGCTTCCTTCGGCACTTCTTCATTCCTGTAAAGCAAAACTTCTACTTCTGCAATACATTCCACACCATCTTCAAAAGCAGTAGGGCTGATGCCGTCAATATGAATATCTTGCAGTTCAGTGTATAGTGTCTCGATTTCTTTAGACTTCAAGCCATGAATTAGCTTTGCATGACCGCACTCATGCGCAACAGCTTCTTGCAGCGTGTTAGGCAAATTGAATTTGGTCTTTGCTATCATTGCATCTGCTTCGCCAATAGTCAAGCCGCTAAGCAGCCGACTATTCACGTTTAGTTCAACCAAACCATACTGATTTGGCAAGACCTGAAACAACGCAGACTTGCCGCTTGCTTCGTCATAGAAATCGCCAAAGTTTGCAGCCGAAATATGCATACCGCCCTTTGCTTCAAATTCCTTTATAGTCTTGCCTATAATGTCCGATACTTCGTGGCGTATTTCTTTGCTGCTCGCCATTATTTGAAAATCATCGATATCAAGTGACTTTACTATACCACTTTTCGCAGATTTTTCAAGCGGTTTAACGCTTTTTGCAAGCCCCGTTTGCTTTGCCGCCCACTGCTTATAGGTCATGCCGCCCGGTACAGTGTAGGTCTTTCCCGTTTCAGGGTCTCGCGCCCAGCGTTCGGCGATATCGTCCATGTCGTCAAAGTAAGGCGCTGTTGTGCCTCTGCACCACGGGTGAAACGGTGGAGCTGTTACGCCTATAGCATATTCAGACATGGGGTATACCTTGCCGTCGAGCTGTGCGCACAGGCCGCATGTTTTGCCGTCAAGCGTTTCGACAATGACGTACTTTTCAACGTCAAGGTCTTTGAAGCAGTCCTTACGCGCTTCGTTGGCGAATGCCGCGCTTTCCGTCATCACCAGCCGCCCGGCCTGCGATTTAGATACCTTGAAACGGTCGGCAATGGCCTTGATTGTGTTATCAGGCGCGGCGCCGCGCATTACCATTTGCGTTATCTGCGTATTGACGGTATTCACAAGCGCCTGTTTGTTCGCCCATATGCGATCACTGAATGTTTGTTTATCCAGCGTCCACGGACGGGCTAACACCTTTTCTATCACATTTTCATCTATCGCATGAAGCGTCCAGCCTACGCCGACGCCCTTTTGCAGTTCAAATGCAGTGTGATAGTAGCTTGATTTGTAAACTCCCTCCGAAACGCCCTTGACGGCCTCTGCCTGCTTTGCGGCTAAAGCTTCGGCCTGTTGCTGTAACTGAAGCTTTATAGCTTCCAGCCGCGATATATGAACACGCGCCGATGCATTTTCAAGCTGCTTTATCCATGCACCGTTAATAGCGTTTTCTTTGCCGTATTTGATGTATTCTTCGACAGTCCACTTGAATTCTTCAAGCTCCTGCGAATTAAGCAGCTTTCGTGCATCGTTCAGCGATATTTCGTTGTTTTTTGCAAATCGCTGATACCAGTGCGCTATATCTGTTTCAATATCGCGTATAGCCTTATCATATTGGCGTTCAAGGTTCTGAACGTATTCATAACCGGTATCTAATAGCGCGTCCTCAAGGATGCGCATGCGGTTAGCCCAGTATGCATCATTCTTCATCTATCGTTGGTGCGCCGTCATCGGCGTTCTGATTATTCCGCGCCATTTCAAACGCCGCCCTGTAGGGGTCTGCTTCTTCCTTCTGCTTTTCAAGCTTCTTAAGCTCGGCAGCAGGGTCTTTTACCCAAGGATGCATGGAAACTATCGTGTCGTCGGATATGATACCGACGGACGCAGCGCAATTGCTGATAGCTTCAGTTTCGTTAATCAGTACATCGCGGTTAAATATCACTTCTATATTCTCGGCGTCATCGACCGCCTGACCCTTACTTGCAAGATAGGTGTTCACAAACCACAATATTTCTTCAAATGCCGCCTGTAATTCAACCTCTGTGTCATTCGCATCAAGGTCAATGTCCGAGTACATCGACTGTATGTTCATCTGATTAGGCGAATTCGACATGCGATCGTCTTTTGCATCGTAGCTGCGTAGATTTTCTATCAGTGACTTTTTCAGCAGATCAAGTATTGTTTTATAGTTTTCGGCATTTACCGTGATTTCAAGGCTATCAACACCGCCGTCAACGCCTTCGACCGTGCGCACCTTTACGGTGCCGTATGTGCTGATGTTCTTGCGGAATTCGCCCAAATCCTGACCGTCGTAGTTTTTCAGGATAAGCACCGTGTTTCGTGCGTCTTCCTGCATGTTGTTTACAAAGTCGCTTTCAATCAGGTTGATAGCGTCCTGTAACGATCTACAGCGACGTATGAGCGGAATTTCCTGCGCGTTATATTTTATGGGTATCAAGGGAAAATGCGCCCAATTGTAGCCCTCTGTGCTGCCGCTGGCATCGGTAAGCGTTATATAGCTCTGCTTTGTGCTATCTGGCGTAAGCGTACCGTTTTCAAAGATGTACGTTGCCACGCCGTCCGGCTTGAAAACATCGGCCTTTTCGATTATTTTCTTTTCGCTTGCGTAATACACTTCTACCTGATACAACCTTATAGCCGCATCAAGCACCGTGTGTTCCGCATCTGCCCAAAACGGCAGGATTTCATAGCCGGGAAACAGCTTAAACGCCAACTGCCCTGTTCTATCGTAATACGGGTACAGCCAGCTAATACCGCTGTTGAAGCTTTCAATAACAGCATTCTTTATCGTCCGCATAAAGCGTGCACCCAGCACCTTTTTAAGCGCATCAAGGTACGTTTCGTTTTCACCTGCGAACGTTATAGGCTTGCCGACTATGTAATTCTTTTTAACATCGGCATGCTTTGCATACTGGTTATCAACGATCTTGTTGTTGGGCAGATTATCAACCGCTACAAGCCGGCCGTCTTCACCTATGCTTGTACGCTGCCGGCGTAGAATATCCTGATCACCGCTGTAGTACCGTGCGCCGTCGAGCATTTCCCTACGCGCTTCGGAGCAGCGCCAAGCCTCCAATTCACGCGCAAAAAACTGTGCTTCGGACATTGGCTGATTGGCTTTAATGCGGTAATTCCACAATTCTTGTTCTATCGGTTCGTTGAATAAAGGCATATAATATCCCCTTTAAAAGCTAAATCTTGATGGTGCAAATGCTGCACGCACGAAATAACGGATGCTATCCATCGCGTGATCTGAAACCTTTAGCGGCCTGTCTTCTGCGGCCTTTTCATCCCAGCGATACAGGCCGAATTCGCTTATGCAGTCTTTGCAGCAGTCATTAAATAAAATGTCACCGGCGTTTAAATGCGTCGCCACGTCGCGTATGCCGTCGATAACCCGGTTGCTGGCCTGTTCCACCATAAAGCGCCCGTGACGGCGTATGACTTCGATAAACGACGCTGCCGACGGATCAACGATTATCTTTCTAATAGGCAGGTCACCGGCTAACGCTTCAACGGCTGCATAATGTTCTTCGTCCGTGCGCTGCCGCTGCTGCTTGCGCCCGTCGTAGTAGTATTCACGTATACAATACCATTTGCCATCACAGCGCCCCCACAGTTCAGCCGCCGTAGGGTTAAGTGTGCCATAGTCGCACGATATCATGTAATCGGTGTACGGGCGGTCTACAGTCGGCACAATATGCTTATCCTTATCAAACATCGTGTAAATAAGTCCTTCAGCAACTACCCACAAGCCGCGAATAAAGCGATCATAAAACACACCGGAATAAAGGCTTTCATATCGCGCCCTGACTTCGTCGGACAAGCTAAAATTATCATCCATAGTAAAATGAAGATGCAACAAATTTCGCTTTTCCGCTCCTAAAACCCACTTAGTATAAAACCAATGGGACGGGCTCGCGGGATTGCAGTTAAACCATAGCTTGCTACCCGTGACCGAGCAACGGCCAGTTGCTTGATTAACAAAGCTTTCCGGCATCAAAGCAACTTCGTCAAGCAAAACACCAGCTAAGGTAATGCCCTGTATTAAATCTTGCGAGCCTTCATCTTTGCCACCGAACAAATAAAAACTGTTTGACTTGCTGCCAGCACGTACCACAATTTTGTTTTCTGTACGATGTTCTTTGAAAGTGAACACGCCGCGCAGCCATGTGGAAAGATTACTGGTTACATTTCGGCGCAAACTCTCTATGGTCTTGCCGCAAAGCGCGAAATTCTGCCCATCGAAATTAAACATTGCCCACATGATAAAGCCAACCGTCATGGCGACAGTCTTGCCGGAACGAATAGAACCGTCACAGATAATGCCCTCGTAGCTATTAAAGCCTGGTCTATTCCACCATGTCATTGTTAAGTTTTGGCGTGTACTCAATTTCTGATATTGCACTTGTATTCAGCTCTCCGTTAGTGCTTTGATCAATCACTTCAAAGATGTTATTTTCTTGCTCGGCAGCAGTGCTGTTATTGCTATCAAATATGCCGAGATGTTTGCCCAAAAGCTCTAAGGCACGTACTTTGTCATAGGTTTTTATTTCTGTGCCATTTGCTGTTTCCTTGATTGACGCAACAGCTTTGCGTTTATCTTGCGGTATTTCTTCTGTTGGTATAACACGAACAACGCCCGGTTTAATTACCTGTGCAAAGTCGTAGCCATTAGCAAAGGCAATTGCAGCAAGTTCTTGTAATACTTTTTCCTGCGTAATCTCGGTTCGCTTTTGCCGTTTGGCTTGCTGGCATTGAAGTTCCGTTTGAACCTTAACATTTGCTAACAATCGGCTTCCTTGTTCACAAGCTGTTTTTTCACTATATCCAGCACGCCGAGCCGCAGCTGTAGCGTTAAGGTCTATAAGATACTCTTGTACAAAACGCTTTTGCTTTTCAGTTAGCTTTACCACATTTACCACCTCATGTTATTTACCCCCATGATAGTTTTCTAAATACCTTGCTGTACTGATGCTATCGGCATACAGGCTTTCAAGTATCATTATCCTGCCTCGCAGCCGCGTCCAGTCGGACGTTTTACAATCAGTCCGTGCAAGCTCTGATTTTAATTCGTTTATGCGTTTAAGCAGCAAACCGGCATTAGCGCGGTATTCTGCTGCCATGCGTTTAAGTGCTTCACTCATTCGGCTGTTACCTGAAAAAAGTTATAAAATAAGCAAGCAGCATATTTCAGCTGCCTGCTTACTCGCGGCGGGAGCGCGGAAAGGGAACGTGGAATTAAGAAAGGAAGAAAAGGAGGTTCTATGACAAAAAACGGAGAAAATGCCCGCGAGCTGCCCCCGCCGCCGGAAAGGAAAAGAGGGATAAGGAGATAACAAATAGTCTATCTATTACATTTCCACAATATCATTTTACCACAGATTATGGGGCCAAAAATCCCACTTTTGTCCCACTTTTTTAGAAATTAATTGGAACATACCCTAATTCAGTCGCTATATTGTATAGAATTCTGTCTTTTCGCCTGTAAGCTGCCGAACGGCTTAAATGCAATATTTGTGCTGCACCTGCCACAGTATAAGCCTGTTTCCAGTAAACAAGCTCCACAAGCTTTCTATCGATGTCATCGGTATTTTTAAGCACATACTCAATCGCCTTGCAGCTGCGTTCCGTCTGCACCAAATAAGGCGATGACGCTATGCGCAACGCTATGTTTTCAGTGTCTCGGCTGACTTCCCCGCCGCCTTTGCCGTCCGTGTACTTCGGCGTTGCCGACGGTATCATATTAGCCCAATATTGCTGTATTTCATCTTTGTATTCGCGGTAATGTTCAAGCTGCCATTCCACCATACCCCGTACACGCGGTGATATTGATGATTTGTATTTAGGCATTTTGTTCCCTTTCTGTATTACCGACGCGACCCATAAATGATGCCGCTATGTATGCGCGTGTCAACTCTGCCGCTTCATACTTGTTAGCACCGGCATCTAACGCGGCATGATAAAAAACCACGCACACTTCCGCTATAGCGCCTACGCCTTCAAGCGCTTCCTGAATTTCTGCTTTGGTCATTTTTGGCTTACTCATACACTCGCTCCTTTCGGTATCATGTGATAGACTTCGTAGTAAAGTCGATCGGCGTTTTCGATTGTTCTATTCTTAGCATACTTACAACCGGCGGCCTCGATTGATTTGTAGAATTCTGCAATTTGCATGTTGCTTCGAGTATATTGCTGTTCACGATTCGAGTTGATTATATAGGCGGCTATTATTTTATTTTTGCGTTCAGCGCCTATAGCAGCGGTTATCATGCCTTTAGCGTGGAGGTCATAGAGTTCTCGAGCTTGGTAATATAGCAGCTCGTCAGCCGGTGATCGTTCGCCTTGCAAAGGCAAATTTTGAGCCGCTTGCAGGATGATGTTATTTGCAGTTATTGACAAATTGGCTATTTTGAACACCTCCGATTTTAGATTTTTTAATACAGGACAGGGGACGGGCGGGCACGCGGTTTCCCTATATAAGTGTTTCGTTTTCTTATATGGTGTACACCATACGCTATTTTACGGAATACTCTTTTTATATTACTTTACCTGTCCCCCTGTCCTGTAAAAGAGAAAAAAGATAGATAATTCAAGGGATTGAGCCACGGGACAGGGTACGGGACAGGGGTAGGACAGGTCTATACCCTGCCCCGTTTTTGCTGTGACTTTTGCACAAAACCAACATATTTCGATGTATTTTGATTGTGCGAAACGTCAAAAAGGTAATTCATTGATATTCTTGATAGCTCCCACTTTTTTCTGCCAACATCTTTGCCGACCATATTTCGCGGTATATTTTCTGCCAATGTTTGCCCATTCAGGTATTGTAGCGACGATACGATAAATCTCTTGTGTCTCTTTCGGCGTTAAGTCTCTTTGGAAATCGCTGTCAGGAAATAGCGCCTCACATTTTAGCTCCTTAATGCATACGGTATCGCCCGGTGACTTCTCATTAAGGTACTTTTCAATAACGCCAATACGCCAATCATCCTCCATTGCTTCATCCTGTGCATGCTTGTATTCGGACAGCAGAGAACGATCTGCAAAAGCTGGCATTTCGCCGCGTTCAAATTTCACACGCGCTTCTGCCCAGCATTGAATGATATAATCGCGGCATTCCTGCTCATGATCGTGTAGATCATAACCATTGCTGTTGACTGTTACGGGATAAAAACGACGGTTGCCGGTCTTGTCGCGTAAGAATTGTTCGTTATTGGTCGTGCCTATAAAGATGCACCGGCGCGGAAACTCCATTGCGTTAACGTCGTAAGGCGGCCTGTATTTGTCGCGCTGCCGTGTTATGTAGGACTTGACGGCCTCCTGCTCTTTCGTTTTGGTAAGCGCAAGCAGCTCCGCGACCTCGCATATCCACGCGCCTTCTAATTGCTCTATGGCCTTTTGACCGTCCATTTCGGTTACTTCGGAAAAATAACTATCGTTAATGGCAAGCCATTTGACAAGCGTGGATTTTCCTTCGCCCTGCTTTGCACCGATGAGCACGGGAACATCATCAAACTTGCAGCCAGGCAGATAGAGCCGGTTAATGCCGCCGGCAAATATCAGGCGACTGACCTCACGAGTGTAAGCGGTGTCCTCGACTTTCGCCCATTTAGAGAGAAAATGGATGCAACGTTCTTCTCCGTCCCATTCAAGAGTATCAACTATGTCCTTTATCGGGTTATATTCGCGTTCCTTCCACAAAATGCGTAAAGCGTCAGAGTGTTTTTTATCGCTGTACAGGCCGTAATTGGCTTCACAGAAATTTCGGCTTTGTGCCGCATCCGCGTCCGACCATCGGCATATTTCGCCGTTATGCGTGATCTCAGGTGAATTGCGCAGCACATTAAAACGAATGCTGCTATATTCCATTCTCCCGCGCATGATTTTAAGAAAATTGTCGATAGTCGGAACGGGTACGCCCTTGTCATTTAAGCGCAAGTTAAGATCGTTCCTATCTTGCGCCTGTGATTTTTTAAAATCAGCTTCAAGCTGCTTGTCTTTTTGACGGTACGCGCCGAGCTGACGGTTAACGACTACTTTTGCGCCAACTTCTGCCGCCCTTATCTGCATAAGCGCCTGTATGCGTTCGCGTTCTATCACGTCGGGGATATCAAACGAAACCAAAACGGAGTTTATAAGCTCGGCAGCGCCCATGTTTGCTATGGCTTCATCCGTTAATTGGTTGCAGTCAATCAGTTTCGTCATACTATCCCCCCTATGAATACAGCATCAGCCTATAAGCTGCGCCGTCGATTTCCTTACAGGCAATGATATAATGCTCATCTAAAGGCTCTGTAGGGCTCTCAGGGGCATATTTGCGTTTCCACTTATCGAGTGTCGCATATACCCATAAAAGGCGCTCATAGCGCTGCTGGAGCTCTTTTTCGGCTTGCTTGCATTTGTTATATTCCGTTATTGCTGCATTATAGGTTGCTGTGATCTCGCTGTCCTCGCGTAAAGTCATTTTGCGGTCGGCTACTATCGGTAAGCCGAAGTCGTTAATCAGCTTTCGCGTCGATTGTTCAAAATCAAGGTTGAATAATTGCCCGGTAAAACTGATAACGTCGCCTGACCAGCCGCAGCCAAAGCAATGGGCGCTATGCCGGTTTTTGATTTTGAATGATGCCGTTTTCTCGGCGTGAAAAGGACATCTTGCAAAACCGGCGCGATTAAAATCAAGCCCGTAAGCTGTAGCGACAACAGCGAAATCAAGCATATCTTTTATTAATGCGCTTTTATGTTTTGCATTCACTTAGCATCATCCTTTCCAGCATTTCGCGCCCTTCACGGTAAAGAATATCGTGTATCAGATTGCCGCTTGTGCGTTGATCGCAAAATATGATCTGACAGCGGTAACGCGCCAGCCACGCAAGCAGCGACGCAACAAACGCCTGCGGCTTCATATGACTGCGATAGTTGCCGCTATAAGCATCCTCCCAGCATTGATTTTCGATAAGCAGATAGATCTTTGCGTCGGCAGCTTTGGCGCGTTCAAATTCCCGTGCGAAGCGTGCACGGCCATTGCAGAAGCATTGAGCTAATTCTGAAAAATCCATCTTGCGCTCTACGGCGGCGCTTAGCATCAGCCATTCGCCGCCTATAGAAAACTTTGCCGAGTAGTCGCCAAAATCGAGCTTACACCTTTCATAAGGGCAGTTCATGCTTTTCAATCGCGCTCTGAAGCGTGGTGTATCCTGTTCACGCGTATCTACTAATATCACCATGCCTCCGAGCGCGTCTTCGATTTCGCGTGGCGTCATGGGCTTTAGAACGGCAGGTCGCTATCATCATCGTCCATTGTTGTGAACGTCGCAGCCGGATAAGCGGATGTAGTGTTGGCCTTTTTAAGAGGCTTGTCCTTCGGCATTTTGAAATTGCCGTCGCGTACGTCCTGCGCAGTGGTAACGGCGCAACATTCGGTTGTCCAGCCGGTATTGTCGTTATATTCCCATTCCCTATTACGGAACAGAACGCCGAGTCCCTTGCCCTTGAGTTTGGTTTCATCCCAATCCCAGTGGTAGCCGTTATTGGTTTCCTCAAGGCATGCTATAAGATTGTTAAATGATTTCTTCTGACTGTCGAAATACTGATCGCTTTCGTTCGGGATGTTAATGCGATAGCAACCGCGCCATTTCTTATCATCGTTGATGTTTGCGCGATAGTCTGCCGCGAAAAAGCCCTTGTGTTTACCTTCAGCAACGTCGAAATCGATTTTCAGAACGCTGCCCCAATCGTAATCGATAACACTTGCGTCCATGATCTTAGTTACATAGCCGCCTGCCGGGAGTGTTTCACGCGCTGTGGTGCGTTCTGCTTTAAAGCCGTTGTAAGATTTAATCATTGTTTACTTGCTCCTTTTCTTGTTTCAATATTCAAGTGGGCAACTGACACCCACATATTTGTCAGGCTCGGCGCACACTTCGTTATTAAGCATGCACCTGTAAGTATTGCATTTGTAGAAATAGCACTGTCGGCAGTTGATGTGCGCTTTGCCGGTCGTATCTATCGGGAAAAATACCTTGACGGTTGCCGTACCCTCCACATAACCGGGTACACCGTTTTCAAACTTAGCCATATCACAGCCCCCAGTACTCGCGGATTGTTTGATCGACGGATTTTAAATCGTTCTCGATCTCAAGCTCAAACATGCCCTCCGGCGACTTGCTTATATCGCTGCCGTCAGACTGCGTGATAAACATATGCTTACCGTCGCGGACTACACATCGCAGCACGATAGTTGCCATGCCTTCAATGCATACTTTTTCATTCAGCAGTTTGCCAATTGTGCGTATTTTGGTCTCGCCGTAGTCGCTTGTGTCTTCGTGAACGACTATGTATACAATGACATCTTCGGGCAGCTCGTTTTTAATGAACATCAGCAGTCCCCAAAAGCTATCGGCAATGCTGTTATACAGATCGAATGAGCTTGATCCGCTTTTCGGCGCCGAGTGGCCTTGCATAAAAGCGTTAGTCATTAGATAACCGCTATCGTCAATGACTGCCGTTTTTACCGGCATCTTTTTCAGTCCGTTCATAATCTTAACAGGATTGTCGCTGACCATTGTATACTTAAATTTTTTTCGAAACGGCAAGCGCTTTGCGATAACGTTAACAAGAAAAATCTCGTCCTCGCCGAAGTTAAGCAGGCTTCGGCTTTTTCCGCTGCCGGATTTACCGTAAACAATAACGCATTCTCCCATATGGTTTATGTACCTCCCTTGCGTCCTCTGCGTTTATAACCTCTGCGCCGATAAGCTCGGCAAGTTCTTCGGTCGGTAAATCGTTGATTTCTTCTCTAAAGCAATCGGGGCACAAACGCCGACCGTTGGAAATGTACATTACATCGTCGCCGTAAAACCAGCCGTCGCATTCCTGGCATATGCAATCGGGGGCAGGAAAATCAGGCGGCTCTAATGGCCGTTCTATAGAATACATATTCACTTTACCCTCTTTCCATTGAATAATCTTGCTTTTTTCTTTCGGCGTATATAGCCGTTGATCAATACGCCGTTCGGTGCATTATGCTTGTCCAAATACGCCTTTTTCGCCGCTTTATCGGCCTTGTTATCTGCGCAATAGGTTTTGTAGCTATCGCATTCAATATGGCAAAACGGCGTTCTATCCGGGCAATTACGGCAGTCACTTTCCATAGCTTACAGGTTCAAAATCGTGACACCAGCCGTTACGCTTATCGCAGTCGCAAGCGCACTGATCGCAGCACCAGTCGTAATAGGTGTTTTCGCTTCTGCGGCAGATTTCACGGATTGCTACGCGGTAATCGCGTATTTCGTCCTCGTATTCGCAACATATCATGTTGTGGTCTCTGCGTTCACTATGCAGCAGGCCGAGCAAATAATCATAATGCGGCTTTGACACACCACCGAGAACATCTAACAGCCACATGTGTATTGCGTATAGTAGTTTTTTCATGTTTCTACTCCCATACGATTGGCAAACTGATGTAGCCGACCCATTATGCTACCCAGTATTCCGTTTGTGCATATAAGCGCAGCGTCAAGCGTATCTTCTTCCGGCTCGCTGAGCTTGTTCGCATCTACACCAAATATTTGTGCTTCTATGGCGCTTAATATATAATCAATTTCGCGCACCGCTTTATAATTATTACCCACAGTCTCTTTTATAGTAGTAATTGGCGTAGGGGCTGGCACAGCTGTCTGCATATGTGTGTAGCAGTCCGTTTCGTTTGCTCTTTCAAAATTCATATTTACCATCCTTTCAACTAACGTTTCTGTAGTTTGTCACATATTTTTGCGGTTTCTTCTGCAAGATTATCGTATATTTCTTTTGGAATAACATAATCAATGCCATCTGCGCTACACGGAACGACGCTGTCCAATCTTTCTTTCAGTCGAGCCAGTTTTGCAGATTTATAGTCTTCTACAAGCGTTTTGCAATCGTGCATTATAACCATTTGGTCGAGCATAATGCGCACATCGGCTATTTCCTCCGCAATATGTTCAACATTATCCTCGCCGCGCTCATACTTGCAAAGTTCCTTTTGCAGCTCCGACATTTCTTCCATGCATACAAACGTCTGCAATTGCCCGCCGTAGGTTTCAAGCGCCTGCTGGTATATCTGCTTTGCCTGATATTCGGGTTTTTCTCCGGTGTCTTCTAACAAGCGAAGCACTTCATATGTATCTGCACAATAATATTGTTTGCCGTTAACGGTAACCGTGTAGCTGCCGTCGTGGTTGCTTTTGGCTTCCCAGCCTACGTTTTTTGCCATTATCGCCTACCATACCTTTCATCGAATGGCGAGAAATTATCCTCGCCCACTATTTCACGGATGCGCCGGTCAAGGACGGCTTTTGCATATACGATCTCATCGTCGGCCTTGCTGTCCTCGACTACCAAATCAGCGATCTCGTTTGAGTATCTTACAAACGCCTCGCCGAATGCCCGTGCACGGCCTGAGCCTAAGCCCAGCACTTCATTAGCGGCCATAAACGCCGCGTCCTCCGCGAGCTGCATACGGTTACGCCCGTAAAGCTGTAGCTGAATGTTAACCTCACGCTGCACGGCCTTTGCAAATGCCGATTGCTTACCCATGCTTAGTCACCACCTTATGGCCTACGTATTCGTCGATACTCAGTCCGAGCGCATCGGCAAGGATTTCTATTGTATCTATCCAGCCGCCGCGTAGTGATTTGCGTTCAAGCAGGCTTATCGTGGCTTGGGCTATGCCGGATATTTCGGCCAGCCGCACGATGCTTAACCCTGCATCCAATCGCGCCTTGCGCATATATTCCCCGCGTGTCATTCGGTATCACCCCAGTCAAGCGCCTGCCCACATCCACCGCAGTACGGGTATTCAGAATTATTTCCGCCGCAACAGATAGGGCACAGGCCGATAATTGTACCATATTTGCCGAACTTCATCTGACTAACTGGCTTTATTGGTGTTTGCCTGTTAACGGCGTCTATTGCCATACGCATTGCGTCCATATCTGCTTCCTCTAATTGATTATTATTTATTAGAATGTGTTGGAGGCGACTTATTGCTTCTGCTGCTGTCATTCGCTCACCTCGCTGTTTCGTTCTACGACTTCGGCAATCGTCTGTGCTATGCGTAAGCCTGTTATAATGCCTTTTTCGTATTCGTTAGGCTCGTCTGATGAAAACCAATCGAGGAAATCCAAGATTTCAATCGAAATGCTCCTTTCGGGCTTATACATTGTTGCCACCTCTGCTGTCATTCGTCAGGGGCTCCTTTCTTTTCCCTTCTGCGCAGTAGAAATTCGGCGGTACTTCACAATCGGCGCAAACACCGTGCGAACAGCACAGATAACTTATTTCGTCGTAGCTGTACTTGCAGTCCTTGCAGCGCACCACCGGCGCAACATCGGCGGCAGGAGCTTTGCGCACCATGTCTCTAACGCGCGTTAGGCAATCGCTCCAGCCCATCACGTATCTATAGTAGTCATAACCCCATGGTTTGCATCCTTTTTGAATAGCTGTTTGCAACCTCCCACGCTCTATGTATTCAGCCATTGTCATTCTCCTTTCCGCTAAGCCACGCCCGCAGCTTGTGCGCACACGAAACGCACAGCTCGTAGTCGTTGTTGTTCATTTCCATTTTAAGCCGCCGCGTTCCTACGTAGGTCACGGAGCTCATTGGGTTTATCTCTGCGCCGCAGCGGTCACAGATCAGTTTTGTCGCCACTGTCAGCCCTCCTCAATCTCGAAGCCGAGCCACTTGAAAAGCTCCTCCAACTCCTTGTCCGTGCACTCAGGATACAAAGCATATACTCCTACCACTGCATCTACAAGGCCTGCAAATGATGACCACGCATTATCTCTTCCGTAGGCTTGTGTTGCAAGTTCTTTAGAGCCCTCAATTCTTGCAGGTAATATATCTATATCGCCGGTTTTTGCATATTCCCGATCAATCCTTGCAAGCTCGCGCAATGTGCTCCTCTTTATCGTTTTCATTTTTTACTCCTCCTTAATCAGTTCTTCATACAGCTCATTGAAGTTTTTATCCCACTTATGTAAGAGATACAGGGCATACACGCCGAGCGCAAGCCAGAACGCGCTGGCAACGTTTTGCAAAATGGTTGCCATATCACTCCACCTCCTGCATCCAGAACTCGCGGCGGCAGTCGGCGCACTTCTTGTGAATGTTTAGACACCCACCTCCAGCCCTTCTGTATGAAGGGTGAATTACTGCCGGGCATACACTCAACACGTCGTTATCATCTATCTGTGCTTCCGGATACTGCTCCAAAAACACGCTCTGTCGTGTCTTGCGCGGATGTGCAGCAGACCATTCCTCGGTGTTCTTCACAATTTGCGCCGCATCCACGCCCCACACCTCACTCATGGTGCCGCACATTCTGTTCCGCTCTTTAATAAACTTCACAGCGTCCATCACATTTCCCCCTCCATTTCTATTTGCACGGACGATGCAAGTATTTCAGCTTTTGCAAGGTTTTAGTTGCCATCGTCACTGTATCCTTTCTCTCCGCGGCTGCAAAATTCGTCTGGTGCAACCTCCATGCCGCTCACTCGACAGGTAGGAACTCCTTTTCCGTTGACGTTGACCGCCACGAGGTGCTTGCAGTCCTTGCAGCGCACCACAATCTTTGCGTCTACGGTGGGAGCGTTATCAATCTCTAATTGCGCTTGAAAAGAGTATCCGTTCTTCATATGTAAAGCGTCCGCATCAATCAGTCGCATCACTGTCACCCCCGTCCATCTTTACTACCTCCACAAATCCAAGAATCGTGTCCACAATCGCCTTATCAATTCGCGCCTGCAAACTGCATCTGTTTTCGCAAACAATAGGCATTTCAGATAGGGACTTGTTATAATAGGCTGTCTTACGGACGACCCACTTACCGTCCCAAAAATCAATAGAATAGCCGCTGGATTTCGCCGCCTCCATCTTTGCCGACTTTGCTGTGCCAGTTTTTACAAAGTAGCTTTCTCGCGTCACCCACGGATTTTTGTAGATTTTCATTCCGCACCATCCATTTTCGCCCCGCAGTTGGGGCAATAATCATCAGCGGTCACAGATCAGTTTCGTTGCCATTGTCAGCCCTCCTATTCCATGATTCGATTGCTAATAGATGATTTAAAAACCAATGTGTTCTCGGTTCGATTGGACAGTCTCTATTTGGGCAACATACCCGAACGTAGTGACCGCTTCTCTGCATAACGCCCTTGTCTCCGCAAAACGGGCAATTGTCAAGTCGTTCCATCACTCCACCTCCTGCATCCAGAACTCTCGGCGGCAGTCGGCGCACCTCTTGTGAATGTTTAGACACCCACCTCCATCCTTTCTGTATGAAGGGTGAATTACTGCCGGGCATACACTCAACACGTCGTTATCATCTATCTGTGCTTCCGGATACTGCTCCAGAAAAACGCTCTGCCGTGTCTTTCGCGGATGCTCCTTTGACCACTGCTCAACGATAGAGATGATTCTCTTGCAATCTTCATCGGAATCGGTTGGGTCAAGAGCACAGTTAGCCTTTTTAAGCGGGCAGCCCTCGCAATGCTTGCATAAGTTGCACATTCTTTTCCGTTCTCTTAAAAATTCTAAAGCGTCCATCACATTTCCCTCCATTTCTATTTGCACGGACGGTGCAGGCATTCCGTCACTCAGTACACACTCCTAAACCAATTGGTAATACCGTCGCCGGTGAAAAAGACAGCGTTCTTATCAAGCTCCCTTGCCACATCCGCGCCATGCTTCTCCATGCTCCAGCGCGTAAGCACGTCCAGCGCCACGGAGTACAGGTTGTCCCATACGGGGAAATCGGGGCTGTAGCCGTAAAACTGGCCGGGCTGTGATACAACGCCTATGATGGTATCGGGAAAGCGTGCATCATCCACGCGGTTAAGCACGCACCACACGCATTTCGCCTGATTGTCTACCGTGCAGCCACGAGCCTCGCCGTATAGCATCTGCGCAAGGGCGATAACATCGGCCTCGGTGAAGTACATCTCGTACTCAGGCTCTGTCACTTCCACTACGCACAATCCGTCCGTATCAACCTCAGGCGGTACACCGTCCGCACCGGCCTTGCTGCCCCCTTTATCAAGGGCAAGCCGTACCATGACTATCAGCGCCAGCAGAATCGCGCACACCTGCGCTATGATGATCGTGTATTTATTCATCGGCTTCACCTGTTATTGTCTTAAAAATTTCGTCATCGTATTCGGGCATTGCCTTGATGTATTCACGCAGTTTACGCGGCATTTCCGCATAGACTTCCGATGCTTCGCGGCTGGTGATATTGAAAACAGGTGTGTTTGCCCATTCGCCGTCGCCAAATTCGCGTTTTAGCTGCTGCGCGTTTGTAAAGTCGGGTTTCCAGCCGTTAAGCTTGCTCCATACTTCGGCGAAACGTTCGTTGGTGACAGGCTTGTTAAATATCATCAGTTTTGCACCTTCAAGGCCGTCGCAGAAGATGCAGCGCGATATACCTTCACATTTGCGACAATGCATTGAAGCATTTATGCCGTAGCCGTAGCTGATGCCGTAGCCGTCGCGGATGCCGTAGCCGCCGCTGATGCCGGAGCCGTTGCTGATGCCG